ACATAAGGAATAATTCTTGAACTAGTACCATTATTCCATCCCTCAGTCATTCTAATATCAAAAATCAATCCAGTAACGAATTTGTCTAATGTGTAACTAGATGTTAAGACAATCCAATCACTATAGATTTTTTTATCTATTGAATATTTAAATTTAACTACACAAGTACTGTCAACACTTTGTCCTGAAGAAACAGTGTAATTAGTATTTACTGTTTTGATATATTTAGCTTCATCAAATACAATTTCTTTATTCCATGTTCCGCTAAATAAACTATTAGCTCCACCATGTATTAGAGTATTGTTTGCTAATGTCCAATCAGATGCAGAAAATGTCTCGAACAATAAACCATCATTGTCATTTATTATGCTTCTCAGGTTTTGTGTTTTGGAAGATTTATCAGTAATAAATACTAAAGGATATACTCCTTGATTATCCCAAGCATTACTTATAAGTGTAGATAATTGAGAATAATCGCTACTATTATTGTCATCGCTATCTGTTAGTATAGAAATGATAGGAATGTATGATTTTGCCCATCTTTCTATCATATATGTTGAAGCAGAAACACTTGATGGTATATTTAAAGCTGTACCATCCCAATCTTCTCTTAATTTCAATACGATAGTGTCACTTGAAGTTATTGGAGTAGAGAAAGAAATAGCTCCTTGTGATGGTAAAACTGTATATCCAGAGCTTAATGTTGAAGAGTTTTTTACAACCTCAGCATATGGATATTTGAGAGTGTTCCATGTAAATGTGTTAGTATCATCAGTACTAAAATATAATGTAGTACCTGTGCTTGCATTAGATTTTGGATTTAATGTGAGCTGAAGATTACTTTCATTTTGATATCTTGATTTTATATCTGATAAACGAAGTAAATTTCTTTCATATAAATAATCTCTTACTTTAGATATTTGTTGAGTATTTGCTATAGCTCCATTGCTTTCAAAGATATCTATTACACCTTGAGATTGCAAACCAATTATAGAAATATTTATAGCTTCATTGAGGTTTGAATTTTCACCAAAGTAAACTAATGATGATGTTATAGCTATACCTGAATTTGTAAATCCTAAAGAACTTCTATGAATAACAGTAGAACCGTATGTCCACAAATCGTTAAGAGATTTTGACCAAGAGTAAGTTAAAGCATCAGATAAGGATGTGACTGTATCAGAAGTTCTTGTGACTAAAGAATTTATTACTGTGCTAATTCCAGCAGTTATATAATCGTATCCAGTAGAATTTTGATTTGAAATAGAAACATCTACTAAATTAGAAACGATAAATTTAGTGTCTAATTTCAAATATCCATTGTCATCTATTAAAACACCCTTGTAATTAGCATCTTCCCAAGCAACAACACTATTGTCATAATTTCCTACTGGAGTATAGGTTAATGTTGGAGTTGAATTATCGTCATAATGAACTTTGAAGAAGAAATCATAACTTGTACTAAATCCACTCCATGTAATATCATTTGAACTATATTGAGCTCTTCCGTTTGTATATGGATTATTTAAGTTAGATTTTTTCCAAGAGAATAAAGGAACAGAGCTAGAAACTTCTTTGAGTACTAATGCTAAAGATGTTGTACCTGATCCTGGAATATCTAAATCACTTGTTAAATCAAAAGTAGTAAATCCACTCAAATTTATTTCTGAATAAGTTTTTGCAGATGAACTAGCTAATTGTGTATCTGGATAATTGTTATTATCTAAAGAATAGACATAAGCAGTAATTGTGCTATTTGTTAAGCTATCATTGTAAACTGCAGAAGAAAGTCTATCTTGATTTCTTGCTGTTACGTATGCAGAAACTTTTGTGATTGTACTAGCTGTAGATGATGTAACAAATGTTTGTGCAAGATATCCTAAACTACTACTATCAGAAGGAACAATTCTCAAATCATTAGATGGTTGTGATTTAAATAATACAGGAGATAAAGAAGATGATGTTTGTTCTGAAGTTCTGTACCAATTATCACCATCATCTATTGTGTACCAAATACCATTATCTGTAGCAGCAACAAGTACATTGCTAGATGTTGAGTTATACGTAGAAGTGAAAACTTTTAAGTCATAAACTGCTACTGGAATATTAGAAATAAATTCAGTTGGTTCAAAAGTATATCCACCATCAAAAGATCTATATACTCCTTTATCTGTACCAATATATATTTTTGATTTTCCTGGAGTAGTAGTAAGTGTTTCTTCTTTATCAATAGCAAAACAGAAACAATTTTTATTTCTTAAAAATCTATCATCTACAATAAAATCATTTGAAGTTGAGAAATCAGGATAACAATATTTCCAATTTTTAATTCTTAAAACACCATCATTTGTAAGAATAAAAAGCATGTTTGAATATTCTGAAACAGCTGGAACAGTAGGAGTATTGTAAGCTTGGAATGATTTGTAGAATTTAGTAATACCCTCTGGAGCATTACCTGAGAACATTTTTCTAGCTACTAATAATGGACTAAATGTAAGAGTTTTGTCTCCTTTACTAATTATATAATATCCATCATCGCCAGCAGCATGAATACAATCAAAAGATGAAACACTAACTTGATTTTTAACATGATTGCCAATAAACAAGCCATTTATATTATTAGATGTTAATTTTAAGAAATCAGATATAAATGAAGTTTTATCAGAGTTATAAACATTGATTGTTAAACCATTAGATTTACCAAAAGCTTCAAATAATTCTCCATCCCAATACCCTGTTAAGTAAGAGAGTTGTTTATGTTCTGAAGAGTATATTTTTGTCCATGATGTACTATATTTCCATACACCGTTAGAAGCTCCAGCAATTATATTGTAATCAAAATCATAAGTTATATAATTGATATCATATGCATCATCTAAAGTATCTTCTAATTCCCAATTGTCACTAGCATATTTCCAAATTCCTGAATTGGTTGCTATTCTTGTATTTGTACCTTCTTTAGATAAATTAAATATATTTCTAACTACTACAGGGTTTGCATCTATATCATTAATTCCAGGGATTAATTGAGTTCTGTTTTTATATGTTGAGTTTAATAAATCAGCTTTATTGTTAGTAAGAAAATCTAGAACAAGTTGTGAATTCTTCAATCCTCTAGTATCAGTTTGAGTAACTACAGGAGAAGTGAAGTCAAACAAAGTTGCATATTGTTTATTTAATTGTCTTGATAAATTATTTACATTTGTATTATTTGCTGAAGATATATTGTATTTTTCTTGAGAAATTACAGATTGTAGATCATCTTCTAATCCTGAAACAATATCATTCTTAATTGAATAAATGAGAGATCCAGCATTGTAAGAAATGTTGCTCAATGTTCTAGGATTTTTTAATGTTACTTGAATGGGATATACGGTGTTATCTATGCTCTTTACATTAACAATTTCACTAGACGTATCTGATACGATCATTAATAATTCTAATGATCTATCAATAGTTTGATTGAGATAAAGCACAGTATCTATAGGAGTTGAACTAAAAGCTAATAGAGCTATTGGACTTGTGCTTTTTGCTAATGGAACAAACTCTGATGCGTGAGGTTTACTTCCTCCGTCTTTGATTGTTTTGAAATCTCTAGAAATAGTAATATAAACATTATTTATTTGATCTTTAGGAACAGATTTAGTAAAGTATACTAGTCCATTTTTTGAATCAGTTATGAATGGAATATCACTAGGTTTTTCCCCTATATACATCATAACTCTAGTATTGCTTCCAGTAACATCATTTTGTACTGGATACCATGGATCTGTTATGAATTGATCAAAATTCTTTTCATAATAATATTGCTGTCCAGGAATGTATGATGTTCCAATTGACACCATTTGATAAGGATATATTAGTGTAAAGTTAGATATATTTTGATAATCTTTATTAAATATAGAAAATTCTATATCATCTTCTGTAAAGACATTATTAACTCTGGTCCATCTATAATTTCCAGAGGTTAATTGTGTATTCGGTTGCCAAAGTAATTCTGTACTTTGAAATACACCATTGTCTGTTCCTGCATATAATTTTCCATAGTTTGAATTGTCATCATAGTAATATAGTGAATTAATTCCACCTAATAAAGAATGTTCCCAGTAAAGTTCTTCGTAAGAAATTGATGTATTGTAATTGTTGATATCTAATATTCTTGCAACACCATTTGAGTGTCCAACAAGATATTCGTTAAAGAACTTTGAATTATCTTTTTGAATTACACAAGAAATAACAGATCGAGAAGATGCTCCGTTTGGTGTGTCAGTAGAATATACCTTGAGTTTATATACATCCCATTCTAAGTTTGTAGTACCAAGTGAAAATGTATCTACTTTTTTCAAGAACCAAGTGCTAGAACCATTTATTGTTCCAGAAGACACACTTACTTTTTTATAATTGATATATTCTGAAGATGCATCTAAATCTGTAGCTCTACTCCAACTTCCAGCAGCAACAACATATATTCCATTTTGAGTTTTATCTGTTTGGTCCTTAACTAAAATTCTATTACCAACAGAAGGAGTATATCCATCTACAACTACAATTCCAGAAAGATTTATATTAGTTGTAGTTGCAGCGTTACATGAAGAAAACGAACTATCTGTATCTAAGAAAGCTACTGTCCAATATTCTCCAGATGAGCTTGTATTTAACCTTGCAGCATGAGTGAGATATAAATCATAATCATTCCACCAGAGAATATTATTTACATATCCCCCAGAGCTAATAACATAAATACCTTTTACTTCATCAGTTGTAATTTGTGAAAGCTGACTAATATTTCCAGCATACAAACCTTTTGAAGTTGTACCTGTAGAAGCTGCATAAATATCTTTTTTATAAATTACTTCATTGTAATCACTACTAATAATATTAACTTTTTTAGTTGAAACTTCTTGAACGGACTTAATATTATCAAAGTGTGTAGCAGCAGTTCCAGCACTTGTAAATATATTATCTAGTTTTCTCCAATCCCATTCTTGAACTGCTAAATTTTCTGCAATTTGTGAGAAGTAAATACCATCATCTGTTGCTGCATAAAGATCTTTTTGCCATGAAAAAGATATTGTGTTTCCGCTTCCAGATTGTATTTTATTAGAAGAAACAAAAAACTTGTTAATAAAAATATTTTGATTAAGAACATTTTTAGGACTTTTTAAGTTTGAAATAATTCCATTTGTAAAAATGTTTACTTTTCCTAAACTATTTGTGACGTATGTTTCTTTGAAATAATTTTGGTTTTCTGGGATTAAAATGTTGTCTTGTATGTCATTTGTAGTTCCATAATCTGCAAAATCAACAAACTCTTCTGTAGATAAATTTGAATTTAAATTTAAGGAATGTATTGCTCTTTTGCTTCCAACATAAAGTAAATCTTCAGAAATATTTTTAGATTTATAGAAACTTGTTACTTTGTCATTGTATTGTAATGTTGATAGTGTGTTGTATGGATAAAGTAAAGTTCTTCCAATTCCAGCAACTAAATTTTTACTTGGAATAAAACTACAAAGATCCTTAAAACGATAAGAATTGCTGTGAGTTATTTCTAAAATATTATTCGATACTTTTCCTGATTTGATTTTAGAAGCAGATACACTATCTATTTTAGAATTCTTTAGATTTCCTTGTATTTCATTATTGTTCTTATCAATTTTAACAACTAAATCTTCAAATGTATAGTTTGAGTAGTTTGGTAATGACTTGTTTAAATAAATAGTTCCTGATGTATTATTTATGCTGTAATGAACACTATCAATAAGAATATCATTTATATACACACCATTAATTGTGTATTCATAGCTTCCCCATGAAAAAGGGACTAAAAAATCAGATATGCTTCCATCTGTATTAGTTTTTTGAGCAACAGTACCATCAGAAAGAGTGTAATATGTTTCAAAAGATAATGTTGATGTAAGTTTTTGATAAGAACTATCAACAGCAATAAGATTTTTTCTGTCTGCAATTGGAAGTATAACATCTAGTTTTGATGTAGATTTGATAGTATTTTTTAAGTATAGAGTGTATGGGGAAACATTTGTTATCGAGTACTCTGTTGTATCTAGAGTGTTTCCATCAACTTTTACTACTGGATCACCATAATTAGACAGTAACTCAGAAAAATTAGTGCCATCTTGATTTTTGAGTAAAAATATTGAAGAATTGTTATACGAACTAAAATTATCTGAAC